TAAAAGAGGTACAAGCACTCTCCAAAGAGGTTGTTAAACTCTCAAAAAGTTCTAAAAGTTCTGCAACAGATGTATCAAAATTATCAAAATCTTTTAGTTCTCTCGGTGGTACACTTACGGCAGTAGCTGGGGGATTTACAGCATTTGAGGGTATAAAATTAGCTGTAGGGACTATTTCAGATTTTGAAAGTTCGATGGTGAAACTCAAAACTGTTTCAAATGCAACGGCACAAGAATTTGAACTTTTAGAATCAACAGCTTTAAAAATGGGGGAATCAACAAAGTTTAGTGCGACAGAAGCAAGTGAGGGTCTAAACTTCTTGGCTATGGCTGGATTTAGTGCAACTGATGCCGTTAAGGCTCTTCCATCAACTTTAGATTTAGCAGTTATTGGGAATATGGATTTAGCCCGTGCCACAGATATAGCAAGTGATTCACTCACGGGATTTGGGCTTGAAGCTAGTGATATGGATAGGGTAGTCGATGCAATGGCAGTTACTATCACAAGTTCAAATACAACAGTGGAAGCTTTAGGGAGTGCATTTAGTAAAGTTGCTCCAGTTGCTAATGCGATGGGTATATCTGTAGAATCTACAGCTGGAGCATTAGGAGTAATGGCTGATGCTGGTATTAAAGCCGAAGTTGCAGGAACAAATCTAAAAATAATTTTAAACAGACTAGCAACTGACAAAGGCTCTCAAAAAGCGATGAAAGAGCTAGGTGTCGCAATTTATGACACTGAGGGCAATTTTAGAGGTTTAGAAAAAATTACGGCAGATTTAAAACCAGCCTTAGCAGGATTAGATGCACAAGCAAAGCAAACAGCCCTCAAAAAGATATTTGGGAGTGAAGCTATTGCAAGTGGTGCAGTTCTAATTGATAAAACAGAAACCTTAACTAAAAGAGTAGAAGCCTTAAATTCTGCGAATGGTGAGGGTAAAAGAATAGCTAAAGAGATGAGTGATACATTAGACAACTCATTTAAAGCAATTTATTCAGCAGTTGAGGGGCTTATACTTTCAACTTCCAATGATTTACTTCCAATTATGAAAGATTTAACTAAGCAAACAGTAGAGTGGATTCGTTCGATTGATAAAAAAACTATATCTGATTTCGCAGGTGGTGTAGCTAGTTTAGTAAAAGGTTTAGTTAGTTTAGCAAGTGGAATCGGTACTGTTATAAATTTTTTAGGAACTTTAGCAAGTAAATCAGTGGTTTTGAAAGCTGTTGCTGATGGTTGGGGAAAAATATTTGACCAACTGGGGCGATATACAAAAAGATTACAAGGCTCATACACACAAGAAACAACCAAAGCTATAATTTCTGCTAATCAATTAACTAAAGCCGTAGGGTCATTTGATGGGAATCAAGCTGAATTTAATAAGTTACAAAAATCGCTAAAAGATACAATTGAAGAGCAAACTGCCTTATCTGAAAAGATGCGAAATGACGACCCAGAATACTATGCAAAACAGATAAAAGCACTTGAAAAATCAACATTAAAATTAACAAATCAATCTAAAATCCTAGCAGGACTAGACCCACACAAAACAGCAACGGCATCAGTTAAAGAGAGCATAAATGCCGATAAAGATAAAAATAAATCTTTAAATACTGTTATAGCTAAAGAAAAAGAACTTACGGAAGCACAAAAAGGAAGTTTAGCTAAAACTATAGCAGATATAGGAAAGAGAGAATCTACAGCTAAAACCTCGTTAGATAAGATGCTTTCAAATGAACAAAAACTTAAAAATGATTTAGTTAAATTAGAGGAAGAACTAGCGAACATAAGAAAAGGATTCGCAAATAAAAGAGAGAATCTAGTATTTGACAATCAGCAGAAAATAGCTGATATTGAAGCTAAAGGGCTAGATGAACATGGGAAGTACATTGATGCACAAAAGAGAGCTGATGAAGCTTTATCCCTTGCTAAAAAGGCTTTATCTGATGGGGATTTGGCACAAGCTAAAAAATACCAAGCCGATTATTTATCTCTAATTCAAAGAGGGGCAGGGGACGAAATAAAGGTAGGGGATGAAATAAGATTATCTCAATCGCAAACAGCAGAAGAATATAAGAAAGACTTATTGACTGGTCAATCTCTCTCAATTAATATTTTAAATAAAGAAGAAGCTGAGCAGATAAGAGTACATAATACTAAAATCAACAATAAAAAACTAGAAATTTCAATGATTAGAACTCAAATTGAAGCTGAAAAAGCATTAATTACACAAATGGGCTTATTGATTGCACAAGCCACAGGTGCAAAATTTGAAATGGACTTTACGACAGTTGATGCTTCTTTAGCTAAACTAGATTCTGATATGGCTATCCTTGAATCTCAAAAGAGAACAGCAAATATTGAAGTAACAAGCGACACTACATTAGCTGAAACAAAAATTGATACATTAACCAATACTACAAATGCAACGACACTCAAACCAGCATTTAGTTTAGATACTACACAAGCAAATGCGAAGGTAAAAGCAGTACAAACAGAAGCTAAACAGCCTATAGGCTCAACTTTTACGATGTTTGTTCGCGATACTTTGGATGGAGATTTAAGACCACTAAAAGCCGAAGCCGAAGCCCCTACAATGTCTATTTATTCAGTTGATACAGCTGAGGCAGATAGAAAAATTGTAGAGTTAAAATCTAGTGCAGGTTCAACGGTTCAAACAACTGTAAATATCGAAACTACACAAGCTAATACAGAAACAGATGCACTTAAAACAGAGATAGAGCAACCTATAAACAGCACTCTAACAATTACAGATAATAAAACAGAGATTCAAGCTGGACTTACAGAGCTTACAACTCCCACGGCTTCAATTCATACGATTACAAGTAATACAGCAGAAATACAAACCTCAAACCAAACACTAACAGAACCACTTGCAGAAGAACACACGGTTACTACAAATGTAAAAGATGTAGTTGCAGATATTCAAAAAATACAGACACCCACAGCCTCTACTCACAATATAACAGCAGATGCCACACAACCAATTAACACTATAAAACAGCTTCAACAAAACACATCTAGTGTTCACACAGTTTATGTTCAAACAATAGAAACAAGTGCTACTGGTGGAGTAGTAGGTAGAACAGCTGTCGGCAAGTTCGCAACTGGTGGAGGTTACAAAAAGAGACGGGGAAAAATAGCAGGTCACGACTTAACAGGTCGAGATGATATTCCCTCGATGCTTACCCGTGGTGAATTCGTGCAAAAAGTTAGAGCCGTAGATTATTACGGAGTTGATTTTATGAAGAGGTTAAATAGCTTACAAGTTCCAAAAAGTGAGCTACAACTTGCAACTGGTGGGATTGTAGATACAAGTGCAGAACCATCAAAAAATATAAACTTATCTTTAATGATGCCTGACAATAAAACTCAATTTAGTATGCAAACAGACGAACAAATCGCTGGAGCATTAGAGCGATATATTCGTAAGATGAGATAAAAAGAAGTATCATTTTGTTAGCTTCAACAAAATGATAGTTTTGGTGGTTTATATATTTTTATAAATCATCATATGTGGGTTAATCCTAACCCATTCTTGAGGATCGAATTTACTAATAAGTTTAAATTGATTTTCTATACCATTTGAAATAACTGAAATATAATTAAGGATTGGAGAATTAACATTTTCTTTGGTTAAGATGCTAATTTCTTGAGGGTTATAATTCACTCGACAACAGTCACCGTGTTTTACTTCAATATCCAATGTTTTAATTGTTTTAGTATAAGTTTTCATTTTAAAGCCTTTTATATTTTAGATAGTGTGATTATAGTTAAATATTTTAACAATGTAAAGCTTTTTGACCCTAAAATGTAAAGAATTTTAACATTCTATGATTTTAGGTATTTTTATGTAATTTCTATTAAATATATAGTATGCAGAATTAGATATAATTACAAAACTCAATTAATGGGGAAATATGAAAATAAAAAAAATAGGTTCAATAAAGTTACTTAATAGCCTTTGGTGGACAAACCACAATGATGTAACACCAATTATAGCAGAAACAGTCTCCACAATTGATGGGGGTGTAGTAGTTTTTGAACTTGAAGCACAAATAACAGCACAAAACATACAACTTTCTAGTTTAGAAAACGGCTGGTTGTCTATTCAAAATAAAAATGATATTATTGATTTGATAAATGCTGGAAATACAACAACTATAACAACAGATGATGATGATGAGATTGATGTTCGATTTAGATATGAGAACTCCAACCCTGCTAAGTTTACAAGATTAGTACAGGCTAAAGATAGTATCTACTACACAATAGATTTAGCACTAGCAAAAATATAGAATATTTTATAGTAAACTAAATAATAAATTATATAAAAGAGGTTAAAAGATGGCACTAATTACACGAGATTCCAAAGGTGAAGAACTTACCTATGATGAAGTAGATGGAAATTTTATATATTTGAATAATAAAAATGCAATCGCAGATACAGCACCAACAGCAGATGATAATGAAACAAAAGGTTTTATTGTTGGTTCGGAATGGAAAGATTTAAGCGATAATTTAAAGGTTTATGAGTGTACCGACAATACAACTGATGATGCAGTTTGGGAAGTTAGAAAATATGGAGTTTCTCAATTTATAAGTTTATCCGATGCACCAGAAGAATTAACAGCAGATAAGATTTTGAGGGTTTCCGATACTGGGACGGCTATATTTTGTGATTTACCAACTTTAATAGAAGCGAAAGATTCGCCAGATTCCTATGAAGATAATGCTGGAAAGATTCTAAATGTAAATGACGATGAAAATGCTATGGAATTTATAGATTTTAAACTAGAAACACTAAAAGATGTATCCACGACACTTTCTAACGAACAAGGTATCACTTTTAGAACCGATGATACTTTAAAAGTCCACACAAATACAATAGGAACAACAGACGACAGACCACAAAAAATAGAGGATTCTATGTGTTATTTTGACACAGATTTATCTAAGCCAATTTGGTTTTTTGATGGTGATTGGTATGATGCAGATGGTACAGTAATATAAAATGGCTTATGTAAATGATGGATATTGGCTGAGTGGTTATTGCAAGGGTGACACAAGAATAGCAGTAATGCCAACAGATACAATCGCAAGAATCAAAAGAAGTTTTATTTTAGATGGTGTTGATATTTCTAAATTCGTAGATTCTTTTTTTATGAATAAATTATTAAATAGACTGTACCATACAGCAGAATTAACATTAAATAACTATGAACTTGACTATACACTTGTTAAAAATAAAAATAAATTATTAAATGTAAAAATTGAAAATGATGAATATAATTTTATTATTATTGATGTAGAAACCAGCAGTAGAAAAGAAAATATTTTAATACTAAAAACACAAGGTTGCTTGCTTGAAAAACCATTTTCTCAAGAGAAAACAGAGCAATTTATAGATATTAGAAGTTCATCAATTATTAAAAAATTAACTAAAAATATTTCAACGAACAATAATATTCCTTCTTTTTTCACAAATGGTCGATTTCTAAGAGAATCTTTAACGGATGGCGAAACTTTAGAATCTATTTTATCTATTACAAAAAGTGATTTCTATGAAAAGGAAAATGCACTTTTTTTAAGTGAAAGATTTAGGATTTACAGTGAAGAATCTCCTAAATTTGAGTTTGAAGATAAGTTCATAATAAGCAAAAAATTTTCAAACAATAGCGATGGCGATAGAGATTTAAAAACAATTTTCTTAAATCTTGAAGATTATCAGCAAGATTTAAAAATCGGAATCAATAAAGATGCAAACTGTCAAAGACCATCATTTTTATTTTGCCCACTACTCATTACAACACACGAATTAACAGCAAATCTAGGAACTTTTAGTATTAGTGAGGTCTCATTAACTCAAACTACACTTATAGTGTTAGATGACATAGTGAAAGTAGAGTGGGGCATTCTAAGAATTGAAAGAATTTTAAGAGATGGTGATATATATCCATCTTCAAATTATGGTTTTCAACCTCGCTCTAATGTAATAAATTTTACAGAAAAAGTTTACGGAAATTTTACAATTATTTATTATTCAAATACTGTTTCTAACTACTCTCAAAACGGAAACACAGTAGCAATAAATACAAGAAGCTACAACTTAAGTTACTACGGAGAGGAATTTAACGAAGTCGTGCGATGCGATTTGGATTTATCAACTATTGGGGAGATTCAAAAATGCTATTTAGATTGTCCGTCAAAAGTTGGAGAGGGTAGAAGTTTAACAATTATTGCAAAACAAAATTCAATAGAAGCTATTCGTTTTGTTGGTTTGAACCCCCCAGATGACTATACATACGATTCCGAAGTAGAGGGAATTAAGTTTCAAAGCAGGGTCGTAAATTCTAACTATTTAAATGGTACCAAAGTTACTAATTCAACTGAAACAATACCACTAAGGTATACAATTGTAGATCTAAATCCTTTCGCAGAAGTTTTTAACATCTTAGATTCTGGTGATTATAGGGATTTTTATTTTTGGGGATTCGCAACAGGAATAGGAGAGTTACTTACAGATGAGTTAGGGATATTAGAAACTTATACAAGAATTAGAACACAAGGAGTAACTTACTATTATCAATATTCAAAAAATAGCAATTTAGCAATGAAAATTGGAGAAATAATTGAATGTTCCGTTGTAATGGATATTTCAGAGATTTATATTCCGAACTATAGGGCTTTCTATAACCACCTAAATTACAATCCAGAAACACGGACAGTTACATCCGTTTCAAAAAAATATTTAACTTCCGTAAAAACAATTTTTATAGATGGATGCGAACCGAAAAAGATTGAAGTTATGAAAACTAGCTTAATACATTTGAGAGATGGCGGGAGAAGTAATGCAGATGAAACAGTAGCACCATCTAGTAAAGGAGATTGTATCACAATCCCACAAAGTAGTTTTGTTGTAAAAATAGCTGAAGTATTAAGAGTGTCAAATCGAACGGCAAGGAACAAAGATGTTATTTTAGATGGCAAAACACTAAGAACAAATTCGAGTGGAAATTTAACGATTTCTCTTTCTGCCATAAGACGAAAATATGTCATTGACACTACTACAATAGAAGAGGGTACCAGAGTAGTGGTAGATTGTTCAAGTGCAGAGGTGAGTAAATGAAAATCTTAAGAAAACAATTTAATATTAATGATACAAAAGAAAATAAAGTATTTATAAATGAAGAATTTTTAAATACTGAATCTTCTGTAAAAGCAAGAATAGAATCCGAAGTATTAAAATTGGCATACATTGAAAGAATTTTAGAACTCAAAATTGCATATTTAGAAAATGTTGAAATTGGTGATATTTTTCAATATGATTCCGAATTATTTAAAATTACAGAAGCAGAAACAGAAGTGAGAAAAGCAAAAGTTACATTAAGAATTGTTGGGAAAAGATGGGAGCAATAAATGAATAATTATTTAAAAACCACCCAAAAACAAATGCAAAGAACTGTAAATACAAGTAAAAGTAATAGTACAATAAAACCGAAAATTTTAGAGCCAATCACGAACAATTTAACAGTAGTTAGTGTTGTAAAGCTAAGCTTCTAATGAGTTGCATACGAACATATAAACAAGTAAATAGTTCTTGCATAACAACACATAAAGAAGTATATAACCCGTGTACAACAACATACAAGATGACAGAGCCTTTGGATTTATGTTTTCAAGAATTAACTACTTATTGTGAAGATACGGACTTTATGATGGGTGTTTGTTGTGTACCTGATGCTACTATATATTTTGTAGATAGAGTTGGAAGACAGGTAGTTTTATCAAATTTTGTGGGGATTTTAAACTTTAGCAACTTTGGCAATACATTCGATGGACTTACAGCAAAAAGATCTTATATGTATGATGCACGAATGTTTCATTTTTCCACTGGAAAATTGAAATTGAAACTTCAAAAAGGGGAAGATAAAGCATATCAAAGAATATCTAAGTTGAATGAATATTCTTTCCCTCCGATGGAAGGTTCTTGCATTTCTTCAAGTGATTACGGCATTACTTTCTACGGCGATGAATTAAAACAAGAGGCTCTCCTAGTTTACGATTCTACACAAGCAAGATATTTCGTTTGTGCCAGAAGTGGAACTAATACAAACTTCTCAATTGCTGAATTAGAAACAGAATAAACTATTGTATAATTACAAATCTTTAAAAGATAAAGGATTATAAAAATGGGAAAGAAAATTGATTTAATCAAGGATTCCTCTTATAAGGGGATACAATGTCCCGTGCTGAGAAGCATAGTTTCGAGTGGGACTTCTTTTACTCCAACAAAAGATATGATTGTAACACTTGGTGCAAATGTATCTATTACTGTAGATGGTGAAAGTATCGATAAACTACAAGAATCTACATTCATACTTTTAGCAGGTGTAGAATATAGGTTTAGCGATGATATAAAACTAATGATTAGCTAAATGTTTGTATTTTTCAGACGATTCAATTTCGGCGATGAATGGCACTCTACACCTAAGGAAAATGATGATTTTCTTTTAGAAGATGGTTTTAGTGTATTGCTTGAAAGTGGCGAAAGACTTGTTTTAGAGAATGAAGCTACAGAGAGTGAAGAAGATAAATTATTATTAGCTAATGGTGATTATATTTTACTTTCAGATGGTTCAAAATTAATTATATAAAGGGAAAAAATGGCAGATCAGAAATTATCCGAATTAGATGATTCGGGGACACTACAAGGTGACGAGTTAGTTTATGTTGTTCAAGATGATGAAAGTTATAAAACAACAGTAAATAATATGAGAGGTGATGGAGAAGCGAATGTACAAGCTGATTATACGGAAACTGATGATACTTTAGATAGTTTTATTAAAAATAAACCAGATTTAAGCACTTATGCAATTAAAACACAGACAAGTGATACTGATACTGTTTACGATGATAAAAGTACAGATACGAATTATAAATTATATGTAGATAATGGTGATATTATCTTAGAGGAGTTATAAGATGGCAACTGGTGATAAAACAATAATTGCAAGTAAAAATTATGTAGATACAGCTACTGAAAATATGGTGAAAGATGATGTAGCTACTACATTTACAGCACCACAGAGAGTGTCTAGCACCAATGAAGATGATGGAAGCATAGATTTTAGAAATAGTAATGATTTCGATATAACTTTAGATGATGCAACAGATATAACAGTAACTTCAATCGATGGTTGTGATGGTCAATCAGGAGTGATTGTGATTCACGATAGAGAGAACATTGACAGTTGGTCAGATGATTTTGGCTGGCTAGGTGATACTCCAGCAGATGAAACAGATTTAGGAATTTTTAGCTATAAAATTGTAGCAGGAAACTTATATATTGCAGAGGTAAAAAACTAATGAATCAAATGTATAATAAAACAGAAAATAAGGTGATGAAAGTACCAAAAGTAATAAATGCTAATGGTGCTAATAGATACACAAGTAAAATGAGTATTGAGAAATTAAATAGTTTAGGCTGGTATGAAGTTGAAAAAGGTATTAAACCAGATGCAAAGTTTTATACCAATAAAGAACAAGCAGAGTTAATTGATAATATTTATGTGATTGAATATAAAGCTATTGAAAAAAGTGTTGAGGATTTGCAAAACACTTTAAAAAGTAAAATATCAAATAAATACAAAAAAGAGATGATTCGCCCTCTAGTAGATACTGGTCTAGGGTATTTCATTGACGGGGGTCGTGATGACTTAGAAAGTTTTAAGATTGGCAAAAAAAGAGGGTTTACTTTTATTAAAGATGCAAATGGTATTAACCACAATGCTGATACTAATACTTATGATACTTGTATTAAAACGATTGAAGACAAGGGTATAGAGTTGATGCAGTCAAAATGGGCAGATGAAGCTAGTGTTGATGACTTAACAATTTTTGATGAGTTAGTAGATGCGATTACTCAAATATAAAGACTTAACAGAAGAGCAAAAAAAATTTATTACAAACGGTTGTGGTGGTAAGGGGGGGTGGATAAAACCACCTAACTTTATATTTAAGGCTTCTTGCAATCATCACGATTTCTTATATTGGCGAGGTGCAACAGAAGAGGATTTTAAACTAGCAAATATCAAGTTCTATGATAAAATGGAGGAAGATATAAAAGAAGTAAAAAACTTTTTAAAAAGAACCCATTACAAAATTTGGGCTTATGCTTATTTTAAAAGTGTTAGTTTGTTTGGTAGAAAATATTTTAATTTTAAAAGAATTAAAACTTTAGCTGATTTAAAAAGGGAGATGCTATGTTTGGGATGATGAGTGGAGGGAAAGGAGAATGTGATTTTAAAATATTATCAGATACAAATGCTGGGGATGATCCTAAAGATATTTGTGTTGATATAGATAGAGAAATAGCATTTAATGTAGCTTATGGAAGTGATAGAGTATATATTACAGATATTAGTAATAGTTCTAATATAGAAAATATTTCTTTTTTTGACACGAGAGACGGTCCAGATCACTGTGAAATAGACTTAGTAAATTCTATTTTATATGTTTCAAATGCTGGGAAGGATTCCTTAGAAGCATTTGATGTATCTGATATAGATAATGTTTCTCAGCTTGGCTATGTAGATGGCATTGATGCAGCAAGAGGTATTGCACTAGATTTAGATAATAGTATCGCTTATGTTGCTGGGCAAAATGCAGATAAACTATACTCAATCGATATTTCAGATTCTGCTGATATGTCGATAATTCAAGGTTTAAGTGGATTTGATGGTATAGAGGGTATAGTTTTAGATTTAGATAATAGTATCGCTTATGTTACTGGGCATGATGCAGATAAACTATACTCAATCGATATTTCAGATTCTGCTGATATGTCGATAATTCAAGGTTTAAGTGGATTTGATGGTGCTTTACAACTAGAAATAGATATTGAGAGAAGTTGTGTTTTTGTCATTTGTTACCAATCAGATAAGTTATACTCAATCGATATTTCAGATCCTGCTGATATGTCGATTTTAAGCAGTGTAGATATAGACTCTCCTCGATTTGGTATAGCATTAGATTTAGATAATAATATTGCCTATGTTCCGACTTATGGAGATGACTTACTATATGCAATTGATATTTCAGATGTAAATAACATAAAAACTATACAAACACTTACAATTGGAGGTGATTTAGCTGGAGTTGCATTAGATTTAGATAATAATATTGCCTATGTGTTATCTTACAGTGAAAATGATATAACCAGTGTGTGTATAAAATAATGAGAAAAGCAGAAGCCACAATTATAACAATAATAGCAATGTTAATATCATCCTACTTATCTCTATACATTCCACAAAAAACACAAAAAGAGATTAAGCAAGTAGTAGAAATTGTGGTAAAATTAGATAACAATACAACTAGCAAAGGTGAATAAATGGCTAATAGTAAACTTAAAGAGATTCTTAACACTTTAGATTCTGTTTATTTCGCAGGGTAACACCTTTCTTAGGTGTTACTTACAAAAAAGGTTTAAATTTGGAAACAAGACTAAGAAGAGTAGAAGATCTAACTATCGAAATGAAAAACGATTATAAATTAGTTATACAAACACAAAAATCGATAAGCGAAACGTTAAGAGAATTAAAAACTATTATCGATAAGCTACATTCTGTAGAAAAGCATTTAATAAAAGAAGACAATCAAATCGACACTTTAGCGACACAAACTAAAGTTCTTTTTAAATTTAAAGAAGAAACGGAACTTAGACTAAGAAAACTTGAAACGAGCGACTCGGTGCAGGGTATAAAACTTGGTGGGGGTGAGAAATTCTTTTGGATAGGTGTTACAGCTATGGTTGGTATTGTAGTAGCTGTTTTTAAAGGAGGTGCACAATGAATAATTATGATTTGGGGTACTCTCTTCTAATTATCTCTACTATTTTAGCATTCGTAGCTGGAATGTTTGTTCTCAGATATGCCAGAAGAGGTAATATCTGTCTAATTTTAATGTTGTTCTTTACTGGATTCGCACAGTTATTATGGGAGTATCTACCAACTTATATAACAGATATAAATATTATATTATTTATTCTTTATGTAATAAAAAGAAATATACATTTCGAGCAAAAAGTGATTTCACATTGCAAATCTTGTAAATCTTATAAATCTTATAAAAACTGTAAAGGTCAAAAATGACAGATGGATTATTAGAAAATTTAAAGTTTTCAGAGGGATTCCGAGGTGAGCCTTATAGCGACAGTTTAGGATTCTTAACGATAGGCTATGGAACTAAATTACCACTCTCTAAAGAAGAAGCAGAACAAATTTTAGTTTCAAGATTAAGTGCTAAAATTATTGAACTTCAAACCAAAAAACCAGTCATACTAGAATTATCCGAAAATGCACAAAATGCACTTTTTGAGATGGCTTATCAACTTGGGGTTAATGGGCTTTTAAAGTTTAAAAAAATGTGGAAAGCTTTAGAAAAAAAAGATTTTAAAAAGGCTAGTTTAGAAGCTTTGGATTCTAGATGGGCGAAGCAAACACCAAATAGAGCTAATAGAATCGCTCAGGTTATTCGTGAGGGGTAAAACCCTCATACTCCAAATATATGGAGAGCTCACTTATTTTTTACTTAATTCTATATCGTAGTTATAGGCTCTTATATAAATATCCCACATCCCTTTGCCTGTCTCGTCATATTTTTTTTTAAGTTGTCGAAATGCAGATATAGCACTTCTTTCGTTAGAATATCTGTTTACGAAGTGCTTTCCTAGCACTCTGTAGTCTATGTTTATGTTGTTAAGCATTTGTGTCCTTTATTTTTTTATGATATACTTCTATCGTTCAATCTAAAGACTATTTAACCGATACAAGCATTGTATTTAAATTTATGAATATTTTAAAACACAAGCTTTAGATTGGATTCTATTCCACATAATCCTGTTTTAATAAGATAAAATTTTTTCAACTTCTAATTTATTTTTTGTAATCCATACATTTTTTGAATATACAGATAAATCTAGATCGTCCGAACTTTCTTTATAATATCTAAAATACTTTTTTATTTCGTTCCATTTTTCTATAGTCACTCTTCCACTTAAACTATACCAACCTTCACCACCTGCAACTAAGTCAAATCCTCTATATTCTAATGTTACAATCGGTTTAGTAATTTCTAAATCTTCAATATCTGTTCTAAAAAATTCAGTAAAGTTTTTAAGCATATTATCAAAACTTTTTAAATCTTCTGGGAAACTTACATTCGGTTTTAAATCTTTAAGTTCTGCATAGTCTTTATATTTAGAATGTATTACTGGAGCATAATAGTCAAACAAAGGAGAGTAATCTTCACCCTCTCCTCCAGCTCTTAAAGTATATATTACTCCATTTACATTATATATCTTTGTTCTGCCAATGTTGCCTAAAAGTTCTTTTGGCTCAACAACTTTTATAATACTGTAATCTTTGTCTTTTTGTAATTCTTTCGGTAACATCTTAAATCCTTTGTTATTTTTGATATGCCGTATTATAACAAGAAATCTTCACAATGTCAAGAAATCTTCGCAATTCTTTATAAACACTTCAAAAACAATAAAATATCGTAAAGTAAATAAACTCACAAATGAAGATTTTAGAAGATAATAAACTATCATCAAAACGAATTATTATTGAACATTTCCCTTAATTGGCTCATATAGTTTGGCAAAAGTTTATTATCTTCTAAATTCTGTTTCCATAAAATCGAATTAATATCAGTTATCAAGCAAAAATACCTTATACCATCTTTTTCAAATCCTAAAGAAACAGTACAATCTTCTATCTTTTGAGCCAAGGGCTGTTTATACTTAACTTTTATAATACTTACAGTTAAATTACTACAAGTAGCTGTTTTCGCTAGATAGTTTATATCCCAGTCAATCTTCAATTTATCTTCAAAATCACAAATCGCAGTAAAGATTTTTTTGTAATCATAAAAACCAATATCTTTAAATTTGAATTTTACCCCATTTATTGTCTTTCTATCTTTACTAATTACTATATAATCATTTTGAGAAAAGGTAGTGATATAATCATCATCTGATAATGTTTCCATATACTCTTTTAGAAAACTTTTCCATTTCTTTAATGTGTTCATACTATTTAAAATCTTCATTTGTTTATTGTTTAATAACATAAATATTCCTTGTATTGCAGCAGTTCTTGCTGCTGTTCTTGTGATTATTCTAATCTATATTAAAATTAACTTCTCATTAAACTTTATTTTAAAAAATATTGTTTCATTTTTAATATAAAACTTTTTCTAGTAAATCTTTTGTAATTTCCATTTATTTAACCATCCATTTAAAAATATTTTCACCAATTACACCAGCACCAATAATAATATTTAATAGAAAATAATATTCTAAAATTATTTCATATTTTGTGTCATTTAAAACTTTAAAGTTATTCAATAAAACCAAAAGTAACAAGATAGAAATTGTTGCACCTATCGTTCCAATATGTAAAATTATCCATTCTTTCATTTTTTCACCTCATTTTCAAAAATATAATTCAAATCTAATTCGTGCTCAATAGCAAACTCTATTATTATATCACTTGGAATCTTTCCACGGTATTTATATGTTGAAAATGTAGCAGGAGGAACATTCAATAGTGTTGCTATCTCTTTACCCTTGTACCACTTTACAATACCCATTTTATAATTATAAGATGCAATTACTCTCGATAATTGTGTAAACTTCATTTTCTTAATTTAATATTTAAAATCTTGAATTTCAACAATAGTATTTAAACAATCGCTTGTAATATCAAGTTTAATTATTTTAAAATATATTATCTCATCACCTTCAAAATCTGCGATACTTCCTTCCGAATTTTCAATATCTAAAATATCACTTTCAATATCTAAATTGAAAATATCCTCAAAGTTTTTAGCTGGTAATCTATTACTTAATTCTAATAATGTCATTTGTTCTGTATTCATTTTCTTAACCTTTTATATTTTAGATAGTGTTATTATAGTTAAATATTTTAACAATGTAAAGCTTTTTGACCCTAAAATGTAAAGAATTTTAACATTCTATCTTTTTAGAGAAATTAAATTGTTTAAATCTTGCTTAGTCATTCTTGATTCCTATAACTTCTAATCTTTCATCAAAATTTGTTGGTAGATGCTTATCACTTTTTGACATATACACACCTTTAGCTAAATTGAAATAAACAATATATTTAGTTTTGTTATCGAAACCAAGGAGTATATCCCCACCTTTACCATTTTCATTTAAACTAGCAAATATTTTTTTACCATTTTTATCAATCATTCCATTAAAATGGATAGCAATAGTTAATAGGTCTATTTCATATTGGTGTCCATTTTCTAGTCTACTTATTGTGCTACATATTTCGTCTCCCATACACATATAAAACCTAGGATAATAAAATCCCTCAATGTATTCATCATTATTTATCTTTTTTGCTCTATATATTGGTATTTGTAAACTCATCTTATTTCTCCCATATTTTCATTAAATCTCTATCTTTTAAAAGAATCCCATTCGCTCTAAACTCATTATTTATAATAGCTCTACTTAATCTAAAAAATCTCCACATCATTATAGAGATTCTAAAATTAGTAATTTTATAATTATTTATTCTAAATAATCCATCTCTCAGAAATGTATTCCAAGACCTTAATGTGTGATTTGGATAAGCATAGAAAAGTAATTTTGCAACAGTGAAAGTCCTATAATTTTTAATGAGTGCAAAAAATTGCTCTTGTGCTTTTTGAATAATAGAATGTCTAAAATTTGCTCTTTTTAAAAACCAGTTTTCATCTACTAGCACCCTCCTATTTTTCATATAAAAAGCAGGTACAGCAGTTTTTCTAAACTTGATTCCATTTGCTGTTCCCTTAGAAAGATCATATCTCTTTTCAAAATCTACTAAATACATACTAATTTACCTCATTCTTTGACGATATAGCATTATTATCATTAATAGGTCTATTTATATAGTTATGACTAATTATTAAAGCCACGAGTTCTGCACTAACATTAAATTTTTTAGCTATATTTTCTAAACTTAACTTTGATTTACAAATTAGAATATTGAAAGCTGTTTCATAAGTTATTCCCTCATTTGAAATTATCATTTCAATAACCTCTCTTAATTTGTAGATTTTGCATAGGGTTAGCGATTTGTTTAGTTGCATCATTAAAGTTTTTATCAACTCGCTTAATGGCTTTTTTAATATCTTTAATAGCCATTTCGCTAGTTTGATAAAGATTGATATTAATTATCTTTTCTTTACCACCAAATTCAAAAGCAACTTTTAAAGAGTAATTATCTCGCATTGGAACTCTTTTAGTTTTGCAAAAATCTTCATAAGTTAAATGATTTTTATCAGCATAATCTCTCATACTAGTGCTAACACTATAAAAATAATTATAAAACTCTTTAGCTATTTCATCGGTTCTATCTATCTCTTGTGGTTTATAGCTTTTAGCAACTAAAATAATTGCTTTAATACCATTACCAAAAGTTTCAGCACTCATAACTGCTTTGTAAAAATCTCTTAACTGCTGGTTAGATATATGTTTAATTTCATCAGAAATAGTGCCAAAATTAAAATTACCTTGTGGAATCTTCAAAGTAAGCATTAATTCTTCTATCATAGATTTTCTAAAGTTATCCATTAATTACCCCTTGTTTATCATTTTGTTGGTACTGGTCTTGTTGTTCTATCATATCCCATACATTTACATCGGTATTAAGTGTTTGTAGTTGTGGGGCATTGTATGGCTTATTTTGTTGTTTAGGTTCAAATAAACCAGCCCAGCCATTCATAATCGAATTATCTATTATTTGTTGTTGTGTATTTAGATCATATTTACTAAGCATATTTAGAATCTTAGTTACAGGAGCAACAGTTTTAAACTTTTTAATTTCTAACCATTCCTTAAACGAATCTAAGTTTATATTTTGATATTCAGATATTTTAGATTCTATTTGTTGGGATAGGGAAAGTTTTTTTTGTTTATTTTTTATATTACTATCTAACTTACTATTATTTAACTTACTATTACCCGACTTTTGAGTAGGTAGTCCTCCCGACTTTTGAGTAGGTAGGTCACTACTTTTGAGTAGGTAGTTACTATCAATTAAATATCTATGTGCATATTCAGTAATACAGATAAAAATCTTATTACCATCTTCTTTACTTTGATATTTTTTTAAGATGCCTAAATTAACTAATTTATTTAATCTTCTACCAACAACATCATTAGTATTGATGTTTGTCATGGGATTATCTTCACGGATAGTTTTATAGTTTACCCATATAAACAATTCATTATTAATTAACTTTTTCAATGCTTTTCCCGAGAGTGTAAAACCTTGAATCCAATCAAATAAGATTCCATCAATAGCATCAACTTTAATGTTTTTTTCTTTTCCAATAGCTATAAAATTATGCTGGTTTATGCTTATATAATTTCTCATTTTTATTTCAGTAATATTAAATTTAGGATGATACCTTAATAGAAGATTATTAAGGAGGTACCAACTCGCTTAACAATTACTTCGTGTAAAAATCCTTTGAGGGTAGCAAGAGCCACCCAGTGAGTTGGTACCCTCAAAAGATTTTAATTATTAATTGTAGTGAAAGTATAACAAAATGCAATTAAAAAAATGCTTAAAATAGAGAATATAGAGGAAATAAGAGCGACAAATCGGGGGGGGGGATTAAAAAAAAATGAAGTTAAAAGCAGAAATTGATTCTTTTAACTTCACGAATAACCATCTAGAATCTTATTTCAATAATGAAATAGAATTATAGCATAAATATTTAACTATTTTTCCAAATATAATAAACTTGCATTATTGAAATAAGATTCTAGATGGTGTTATCATTTATTGTTGCCTTATGCTTTCGTGGTATGTTGGCACATTGTTAGGGTCATACTGTCGTTGCCCTTGTTGCCCTTGTTGTTGCTGTTGCTGTTGCTGTTGATTATAGCCTTGTTGTTGATTATTTTGAGGTCTTTCCTCTTTATCAAAACAATTAAATTTAAAATCTGTTAAACCAACAGGAATAGATTCAATCTCTCCAAATACTTTTCCGTCATCACTAATAACCAAAGAACCTACATTAATCCACTTAGTTTTTTGAGCATTTGTATTTTTGTCAATGTATGGCTTCGCTACACTTATGTTTAATTTTCTCATTTTATAATTTCACCTAATTTTTTAATTAATTTTTTAATTTCAACTAACTCTTTGTCTACTTCTGTTTCAGAAGATTCTTCTTTGAGCATACTATCTAAATGTTCAATAGATTTTTTTTGTTCAGCAACAACTGTTTTTAGTTTTTTATTTTTAACTCTTAACACATTGCAATGCTCAATAGTTTCAGATAGTTCATAATCTAAATCTCCAATAGTTTCATCATTAAATTTAATTAAATCATCAGCATTAGAAGCTTCATGTTTTAGTTTTCTATTTTTTTTATCTAATTTGTTAATAGTTGCACAATTAATATCATTCATATCATCAGTGGTAGCTACTTGTTTCATTAAATCTTTGATAGTTTTTCTATTGTCTAAAACTAAATTAACTAAATCTTTTTTACTTAATTTTTTTAACTCTTTTTTCTTCATAATATACCCTTTTTATTTATTTATTTAAGATAAGCCCCACAAGGCTTCATCACAACTACATTCAAACCAGCATACATAACTAAATCATTTTTAGACTTGATTCGTAAACAATTTTTAGTTCTCATTTTGCATTACCTCTCCAGTTACAGGATCAGAAACTTCAATCTCAGTATTCTCTAACAAATCTTGACCTTGTGCTAAATCATTCAAATCTACATTGACTACTTCTTTTTTAGGCATCTCAATAGTTTGTGCTTCGATAACAACATCATCTTTTACAACTACTTCTGCAACATCTTCTCCTATAGGAAGTTTTTTAATTAGCTTTTTAATAACTGTTTTAGATGCCATTTCATCATACCAATCAGCCCAAACACCCGACGGCTTTACACCTTTTTGATTGGCTGAAACTTTACGATGTTTTTCAATCTGATTTTTATTCATAATTTCAACAAAAAGTGTTCCATCTGGTGCTTGTGCAAGGGCAACGGCATATTTAAAAATCTCTTTATCATTATCAATATTTTTTTCAAAAATGATATGCTCATCAAATCCATTTACATTATATTCAAATCTATCACCCTCATTGACAATATAACTCTTAACTTTCCAACCAGTACGAGCCAATAGAGCCACATAACCACGAGCAGAAATAATTAGTTGAATATTCTGTTTAAATGGTACTAAATAGCAATGGCTTAGAGCAGGAGAAAGGTCTAAGTTTAATTGAGCAACAGTCACACAAGCATCTATAATGCTGTTTACATTACAGTTAGCTAGTTTGTAATCGTTAGCAACTTTCGATGCTGTTGCCAGGAACTTATCACTTTTAGCTTTGTCACCAAATAGCGAATTAATTACTTTTTGTTGAGCAATTAAACCTTGTTTAATTTGCAATTCTCTATTATTTTGCATTCTTATCATCCTTATGATTAATATAATATTCCAACAAAGCAGAATATAATAATTTATTTGATTTTTTGTAAGTGCCAATGGTTTGGCGAGTAATAGAAAAATAATCACCTATTTTTTGATTGGTAATTTCTTTAAAAACTCCCATAATACCCCCTTAATTTAAAAGAGTATTATAGTAAAGAATTTTAACATTTTAGCTTAAATATGTGGTAAATTTTAACATTTGCTTTATTAACTTTATTTGATTATAATATTGTTCTTAATATGCGAATATAGCTTAATGATAAAGCGATTAGCTTCCAGCTAGTAGATAGGAGTTTGATTCTCACTTATTCGCTCCATTAATCCACTTACCCTTATACATTTCAATATCTAATTCTTTAATTTTACTGAATGGTATAAATTCACCTGTAAAGTTTTTTTCTGCTTCTTTATCTATAAAATAGATATATTTATACATATAGCCTTTTAGTTTTTTCCACCCTTTGTGTTTGTCATTTAACCACTTATTTATACTGCTATACCCATCTTCCACCATCTTATGATTTGCATCAGGTCTTAATGATATCATAGCTTTAACTTCGCCTGTTGGTAGTTGTATAAGTCCATTATTCTCTTTAATCTGGCATAATTTAAAATTACTGGCTTGATAAATAGTACCGTGTCCACATTGACACCCATCTGCAAAAGATATAACCCATCTAATGCCAGTATTCTTTTTCATCCACTTTAAACTATATGCTATTGCTCTACTTTCTGCAAATCTTGGAAGTGCATCAGAAAAAGCCATACGGTTAAGTTCTATCATTTCGTTCCATAATGTGCCTTTTACCATAGGAAGCATTTTTCGTTTATCCGTAGGGCTTCCATATTGCATTGCACCGAGTAAAATACCTTTGTAATAGATACCAAAACATAAATTACTATTTTTTACAACCTTACCACTGTAATGATATTTTTTTACTATCTTATCAGCTAAAGGTTTAGGAATTGGTTTTACAATTATCTCTTTAGCTGACATTCTATCACCTCGTTATTTTGTGTAAAATATCCAATAATTTTATTATCAACTTTGTGTATCTTATTATCTTTTGTTTTAACTATCCAAACCATTTTTAAAAACCTCACATATATAATATAAAGCATTTCCATTACTGTTTCCATTTACACCTGCTGGGTCTTGAAGTGGAAACTCTTTTGCTAATTTTAAAACTTCTTCTATAAGTTCGTGTTGTTCGTCAGATATTGTAAAAGTCATATTACGAATCGGCTCTCTATCCCCACTTGGTAAATCAGGCTTATATTCTGCTTCGTCATCAATTGAATCTATATCAAAATCAAAGTCAAAACCTAAATTACTATAATCAAAATTTAACTCACCTAGTTCAGCAAGTTCAAGCTGTAATATATCTTCATCCCAGCCACTATTTAAGGCTAGTTTGTTATCTGCTATAACATAAGCTTTCTTTTGTGCTTTACTTAACCCTGTAAGTGTAATAGTTGGAACTTCATTCATATTTAGAAGATTAGCACCCATCAATCTGCCGTGCCCTGCCACAATGCTATTATCCTCATCCAATAAAATAGGATTAGTAAATCCAAATTCCGTTATACTTGCTGCTATTTGTTGCACCTGCTCGACACTATGTGTTCTACTATTATTTACATAAGGAATCAAATCCTTAATTTTTTTATAATTAACTTCTAGCATATTCTCTTTCTCCTCTTCTTTGTTCAAGAAACCAATCGGGGAATCCCGTGGTTTTAACTACATTTACCACACCATCTTCTTTATATTTTTTCCAAGTCGCTAAATACTCTGAATAAATAGCTCGACCCTCTTCAATGCTATCGGAGTGCATTTCCTGTACCGATACCATATAAGGCTTAGTAGTTTCAACAAGTATAAAAACAAACCTCTCAGCTGGTTTATTTAGACTTTTAACCACATCACAATAAAATGCACTTTGTGTTCCATATCCATACTCTAAAATAGACTTTTTAAAATCTCTAATTGACTTTGTAGTTTTTAAATCTATAACCACCCCAGCAGATTCTATGTAGTAATCAGCTTTACACTTAACAGGTATTCCATCAAACTTACTAAAAAAAGCTAATTCAGCCACTCCACCTTGAAGCAGTCCACCTGCAATAGCTTTTACATTTCTAGCCATCAGAGTAACTTGCTCAAATAAATCTTTAGATAAGATGGTTTTACCTTTAGCACTCTCTAACCAGTTCGCTTTTGCTTCTTTATAAATTTTAGTGTTCTTGTTAAGCTCACACCCCTCAAAATCTTCTATAATAAAATCTTCATTAAATAATTCATTTTCTAAAACTAATTTGTGAACAGCAGAACCAAGTGTAAGAGAAGCCCCCTCGATTTTGAAAAGGTCTTGATGCACAAAGTGTAGTACACTTTCTTTCAAAAGTCTAAACCCACTGTTAGAAAGTGCTGGAACTTTAAAATAGTCCTTGTCACTCATCTTGATAACTTGATTTTTCATAATTCAGCCACCAATTCACAAACACTAGAATCGAATCCAGCATTAAATATAATAGTTTGAGCTTTATCTATTAAAGTTTTAATCTCTAATAGATTAGGTTCAATCTCTAGTCTCATAGCTTCATAACTTATGTTGCTATCTTCTATCTTCTGCTCGTATTGTGCCAGTGCTTGTGTGTTCGCATCCACTTAAACAACCTTTTAGTATTTATTTGTTAGAATCAAATTCTCGTTTAAGTTGTGCTACATCTTTTACAGAAACTACTTTTAGATTAATGCCTTGATTTGTCGCAAACTTCATCAAGGCTTTCATTTCAACCATACTCATATCAACCTCCTTTTAAAATTTTAAAACCTATTTCTATTAGTGAGCCATCTATTTACTAGGCAAGGAATTATATACAAACAAAGCTTATATAATTATTAAACTCTTAATAAAAGATTATTAAGAAGTTATTAAAGTTTGAAAGTGTATAATACATTTATATAACATATATAAGGGGGTCAAGATGGCAAGACCGATAAGAAGTAAAATAATAACTTTTGCAATCACAAAAGATGAAAACAAAAGTCTTGAAGATGCCGTAAATAGCAGTAATTTAAGTAAATCAGAATTTATTAGATTAGCGATAGATAATCAAATCAAAAAAGTAAAAAGGAGTAAATAATAATGACAGTTGAAGAAATTCGTGCTTATGCAAGAAAAGCATCAAAAATATTTAGTAAATAAATATGAAAAAACAAAAAGTTTGTAAAATCTGTAAAAAGAAATTTACTCCACAAAGAGACCTACAACCAACTTGTAATAAGATGGAATGTATGCTGGAATATTCAAATAAACATTTGAATAAAAAGAAAAGGGAAACTTTAAAAGCTCAAAGAAAAGAGGTTAAAGAGTTTAATAATAATGATAAAAGTTTGTTGAAGCAAAAGGCACAAAAGCTGGTTAATGAGTATGTGAGACTAAGAGATAAAGACTTAGGTTGTATATCTTGTGGAACTAAAACAGGGAAGTTTGATGCTGGTCACTATATGAGTGCTGGAGGGCATCAACAATTAAGATACAACACGATTAATATTAGAAAACAATGCTTTAGATGTAATAGAATGTTAAGTGCCAATTTAAAGAACTATAGAATTAATCTTATAGCTTTGATAGGTTTGGATAGAGTGGAAAGGCTTGAAAGCGACAAGAGCCTTAGAAACTATAATATTGGGTATCTTAAAAAACTAATAAAAGTTTTTAGAAAAAAGATAGTTCAAATTAAAAAAAGATAAATTTAGGAGTAGCACAATGGAAATAGAGGTTCAAGAAATTTATGTGATTATGAAAGATGAGAAAGGTAATTTTCATCAAGGCTCATTAAAAAGTATAGATGAATTAATGATAAAAGGAATCGTTAAAGTCCTACCAAATAACAATTTTGAAAAAAGAATCATTGACGATTTAAAAGTTTTATGTAGTGGGGCGAAGTAATGGAAATAAACAGAGATTTATGTATCGGGCAGATGGTGCTTGGAATGATGAGCCACTTTGATAATGATGAGATTATTAAATATAATGATTTACAGTATATTGCAAAGATTCTAAAAAAGAAAAATTTTGCATTAAAAAATGGAACTGAAAAAGAGCGATATTTTGCAAATGAAAGTTTTGTGATGTTGAAGTTAAAAGCAGTTTCTAAAAATAAAAAGAAACAAAAAGCTATTTTAGATGAATCCATTAAATCTAAAATTGCAATCGAAAATAAATTACTTAGATGGTCTGAACACGGCAAAATAACAGATTTAGCATGGATGAAAGCCATAGAAAAAATAGATAAAAATAATTACATAACAATATTATCTGCTATTCTAGCAGTATTAAGAAAAAACCCACAAACAGTAAAGTTTTACAGTTTTAGCCCTAAGAAATTGGAGCAAATCCAAAAAGCACAAAGTTTAAAAGATGCTTATATATTTAGTTCCTCCCGAGCCACTACACACCTATTAGATGCCTTAGATGTAGAGATAGCACAATATAACTTTAGACAAGTAGCAGAAAATGGCAAAAATTAAGAAGATTAGAATTTGTGTCGAATGTGGGGATAAGCAAATAGTAAGTTATTACCCGACTGGAAAAGAAAAGTGTCGCAAATGTTCTGCCAGGGATAGAATAGCAAAAACAATTCATCAAAAATACAAAAACCCAGATTTTAAAAGAAATTGCTTTACTTATTTTTGTCCAAACTGCTCAAGTGTGAGGATAGGACAAAGTAAAAGAAAGACCAACTACTGTGGCGATTGCACGAGAAAAAAAAAATCTTTTATGCAACAATATACATTTTGTTTGAAATTTATGAAGTATATTAAAACTAATAAAAAGCCAATAAAAATAAGAATATGTGATATGTGTGGAGATAGAAAAGAAGTTAGCCAAAAAACAGCCTCCACTAGATGCAAAAAGTGTTCAAACTCTTTACGAGTTCGGAAAACAGGACTCTCAAGAACATCAACAAATAAACCAGTTCAAGCATCAAAGGAGTATATAGAAAAAATGAGGAAACAAAATAGAGATCACAAAAAAAACTTAAAAGCAAAAAAGAAAGTTGTTCAAACTTTATCAGAAAAAGAAATGATAGCTAAGTTTTTAGAGAATAATGAAGTAAAAAATATTGATGATGGAGGTATAGAATGACTTTAGATATATCAACAAAAACAGTGCAAAAAATGCTAGTAGATGCTATAAGAGATATGCCTTATATATCAATGTTAGCAATTAATGACATGGCATTTGATGCCAAAGATAGTTTAAAAAAAAGTATGTTGGCTGGATTAGAAATTGAGAAAGCATCTTTAGCGAATGCTTTTAGAATTAAAAAAGCTAAAAAAACTAATTTAACAGCAGTTTTGTTTGTTAATAAAGATAGCTGGCAATATAAAGCATTAGAACAGCATTATGAGGGTGGAGATAGGGCAAGAAAAGGTATGGAATTAATGCTTCAATCTATGGGGGCGATAAAAAAATCAAAGATATTGATTCCAATGGCAAAGATTAGAAAACGGGGTTATTCAGATATTAAAAATGCTTTAAATTCTAAAGCTAAATCTGATTATTTTTTAGCAACAAAAACAGCTAAAAAAACAGCACATTTAAATGAAGGAATCTATGCAAGAGTAAATGCAGGACATAAGGTCGTAGGTATTATGATGATAAGAGATAAGCCAAATTATAAAAAGAGATTTGACATAACATCCATAACAGAGAAAGTTGTAAACAGAAGATTTGAACAACACTTTAACATAGCTTTTAAAAGAGCTATTAAAACAAGATAAAGGGGGAATAGATGCTAACTAAGCAAATAGTAATAAACAAAACAACTTTTAAAATAGTGCCAGATAGTCGTTGGATGAGAGTGTTTAAAGAAGATAAGCAAATAGCAAATGTAGTTAATGTAGCAGCAGCACGACAAGTTATCTATATGGAGTGGGTAAAAGATTATGAGAGTGAGCAAATAGAAGTTATCAAACTTTCAAACGATAAGCCACGATACCTATATGATGAAGATTTTGAGGTTATAAAATAATCCTAAGTTTTAGTTGTGTTTTACTAGGGGTGCAAACCTAACCAATGCCCCTAAAATGGGGGGCTTAATTTTAATGAGATGGTTAAAAAACCTTTAAGATATAAGAGAAGAGATGAGTTAATAGCAGAGATAGTTAGATTAGAATCTATAACTGCTAGAATTACTAAGCCAGTAACACCTATAAGAGTTACTTTACAACAGATAATAGATGGGGATGTAGCAGATGGCAAATAAAAGTTTAAACGATAGATATGATATTCCATTTGGTAGTGAGTGGGAGCATAAGGATGGGGGCTTATATAGCCCTTTTGGTAAAGCATATAAGTGTTGGTGATAATATTCCAATAGTTTTATATAGCGAACTTTTTAAAAAACAAAATATTATTAATAAGTTCGTGAGAACAGTAGACCACTTTAAAAACAGTTTTACTTTTAAGAGGTTATAGATTAAATGCCTCTATAAATGTAATAGATATAAAGTTTATTATAATAAAAACGGAAATATTTTGAATAAAAAAGAGAGTATCTAAATGATTAGTAGCAAACTATTAACAGCAGTATTAGAAGTACCAGCTACACCACACTTTAAGAGAGACGGAGGATTATATTATTCGCATGATACAGTAGGTAGAGAACCAGCAAGACCAGTATATAAAGATATACACAAACTAAGCTACATGATTAAAGAGTGGGCTAATAGCAAGGGTTATAGCTATATAGGGAATAAGGGATTGGTAAACATACATTATAGAGACGGTGCAATAGGTGTAGTAGCAGATGACAGAGTAGGTAAGTGGTATGGTGTAGAGGTGGATTATATCGCTGGGGATTGGATAGTAGAACATATAGAGCAGGTAGCTAAGGAGATAGCAGATGATTAGTAGTGAGTTATTAACGGTAGTAAAAGGTGAGGGGTTAATACTCACACCATTCAATCAGATATGCAATAGATTAGATTACTCAGTAGGGTTAGAGGATGCACCTAGTTGTTCACATATCAATATATATGAACTGATGCACCTAGTGAAGAGATGGGCGAGGGATGAGGGGTATGAGATAGGAAGCATACAGTTAGTTAATGGTGGGGCTAGTGCTACACTACTAGATAGTAAGAACAAGATAATGGAAGCAATAACAGTTAATAGTGAATGCGAAGCAGTTTACTCAATGGGTGAAGTATTACTTAATATTATAGGTGGGTAGGCTTTCAAAAAAGTGTTAGGTACTCCGTGATGGGGGTTTTAGCAAGGGTAGTGTAAGGCTCGCTTTTACACTATTTTTCAATTTATAAAAGGTGTTATAAAAAAATCACTTTTAAAAATCCCTTTATAGTAAAAGTAAAAACCAAAAATTATAACACTAAATTATAACAGGGCAAAATTTTTTTAGGGTGTTATAAAAAGTGTTATAATTCTAAATTCAAAAGGGGGATATTTTGCAAACAATAGTCAGCCAATCGGAAGCAAGTAAGATTCTAGGCATCCATCAATCAGCAATAGCGAGGTATCTAAAAAAAAGTGTAATTAAAAGATATGAAAAATCAAAAGTTTGTATAGAAGAGATTCAAGAATTAAGAAAAACAGATATTAGGTCTATTTCAAAGTCACCACAACAAAAACCACCACCACCAAAAAAAGAACCCACCCCAGCAGAATCCGAAGATATAAAAAGTTCAGCATCAAAGATGACATATACAGTAGCAAGAACCCACAGGGAAGCCTACAATGCCAAATTAGCAGAAGTTGCATACAAAGAGAAAATAGGTGAGCTAATAACGATTGAAAAAGCTAAAGGTGTTATAGAAGTGATGTTTTCGCCACTATCTCAAAAACTAGATGATGTTCATATAGATTTAAAAAGTCGGTTCCCTGAAATACCTATGGAAGCAATTAATTGGCTCAATAATTATATAAATACTATTAAAAAATCAGTTAATGAGTATGAGTGGGAGAAGAAAATATGATTTTAGAAAATGAATTATACATAGTAGTGGAAGACGAGTATTTAGATATTCTGCCAACTTTGATTGATTTTATGGAGAGTGAAGATGACTAGAATGAAAGCAGAACAAGATTTAGCAAATTATATCTCTCTTATAATGAAGCCTAGACCCGTATTGACTGGCTCAGAATGGGCTAATAAATATTTTCAACTTTCTAGTGAATATTCTGCTATTACAGGTAAGTGGAAAACTTATCCGTGGCAAGTTGAGTTACTAGATGCTATGACAGATGATATATCTCAAACAATAGTTATAAAGAAGCCTACAAGGATAGGTTACTCAATTATGCTAAGTATAGTTATAGCTTATTATGTGCATCAAAAACCATCAAATCAATTTCACTATCAGCCAAATGATGATGAAGCAAAAGGGTATGCAGAAGATACGATCGAACCAATGATTAGAGATAATCCAACAATATCGAAATTAGTAGAAGCCAACAACAACAGAGGGCGAACAAAAAAAGAAAAAACAGTTAAAAAAAATTATCCTGCTGGTCACATGGAATTTTTGGGAGCTGAATCAGATAAAAACTTTAACCGTAGAACAGGTCGGGTCGTGAGTGGCGACGAGGTAGATGCTTGGAAGCGAGAAGCTGGAAATACTGGTGATAAGATAATGACAATGCTTAGACGAACCTCCGACTTTTGGAATAGAAAAAATATTCTTGGTGGAAAACCAATCGGCTCAGAATTTCAAGATGACAAAGAAATAGACGAGAGTACATCTATATTAGATATTTGGTTTAAAAAAGGTACGCAAGAATATCTGAACATTCCCTGCCCTAAATGTGACCACTTACAGAAGTTTGAGTTTGAACAGTTGCTTTGGGAAAAAGATTTAGATGATAAAGGTCGAACAATTAAGCACTACCCACACACGGCACATTTTAAATGTGCAAAATGTGAGCATAAAATTTATGATAAAGATAAAAGAGAACTTTTAAAAAAATGTAAGTGGGTAGCAGAAAATCAAAATCCCGAAAAGGGGATTAGATCTTTTAGTGTTTGGGCTATGGTATCTTACTCTCCAAATGTGACATGGGGTAATATCGTAGAAGAGTTTTTAAGTGCCAAAAATTCTAAATTGAAATTAAAAGCTTTTACCAACGAGGTGTTGGGTAGAACTTGGGAAGAGGACTACACAAAACCTATAATTAGCGATTTTGAGGATAGATTAGAAGATTATAATGCAGAAGTGCCTGACGGTGTACTTGTATTAAGTTGTGGCTGTGATACACAAGATAATAGGATAGAAGCCCATGTAATAGGCTGGGGAAAAAACGAGGAAAGCTGGGCTATTGAGTATAAAATATTCCACGGAAACACTAATGATCCCGAAGTTTGGCAAAGATTAGATGAGTATCTAAATAAGACTTTTTACCACGAAAATGGAGGTCAAATGAAGATACATACCACCTCAATAGATTCAGGTGGTCACTCAACTCAAACTATTTATGAATTTTGTAAAACTAGATTTTTTAGACGAATTTTTGCAGTGAAAGGTGCATCTAAAATAGATGCACCAGTAGCACCTAGATTAGCTAGTCAGATAACTATGAAAAGGGGGGGTAAAATCCCATTATTTATGGTCGGTGTAAATATGGTTAAAGATGTTTTATATTCTTATGTACTCGCAGAAATTGGGGGTGCTGGTTATTTTCACCATCCACGGGATGAAACATATGATAATGAATATTTTAAGCAACTAACAGCAGAAAAAAGAGACAAAGACGGACGATGGAAGCCCACAAGAGCAAGAAATGAGGCTTTAGATGTATATGTATATAGTTATGCTAGTTTGTTTATAGCTGGTATAGATTTAGAGTTATTAAGTCACAGGGGGGCTTTAATGTATGTTGAAAAACAAGTTAAAAAGCAAACTAATAGAAGAAAGGATTATTTAGATGAGTATTAAATTGATAGACTATTTTATAAACAATTTACACTACATATTTAATAGAAATTACATAAAAATACCTAAAATCATAGAATGTTAAAATTCTTTACATTTTAGGGTCAAGAAGCTTTACATTGTTAAAATATTTAACTATAATAACACTATTTAAACATTTACAAGTTTTGTGGTATAATTTCATCAATTATACATAAGGCTCCTTATAAATGGCACTTAAAACACTTTCGGAACAACTAGAAGAGGTGCAAACAGCAATTAGTGCTGTAATGACAGGACAAAGCTATAAAATTGCTGGTCGTGAAATGAGCAAAGCCAATTTAAGAGAGTTGTCCGATAGAGAAGATAATCTTTTAGCAAAAATTAGTAAGTTCGGATTAGAATTTACACCAACTTCAAAACCACAAAAAGCGAAAATGAATGTCATATTTTCGTAATTTAATCCAAAAAATAAACCCTTTTCAAACCAGAGCATTCTATTCGGGTGCAAAAAAAAGTTCTGCGAATAAGGATTTTTGGAATGCCAACACACCATTTGAGCAAACAGCAATAAGCGAGAGAGATACACTTAGAGCCAGAGCCAGATGGCTATCTGCTAATAATCCAATTATGGGAAACATTGATAATTCATTTATAACTAATGTCGTAGGTAAAGGTATATCACTTCAAGCTAGGACAGCTGATAAAGCATTAAATGATGAGATAGAATCAAGATTCAAAGCTTGGTGTCGAAGATGCGATATAACAGAGCGATTACACTTCTTTGATGTCCAAAAAATGGTTTACTTAAATCGTATGGTCGATGGTGAGATATTCATTTATAAGAAAATTGTAAAAGGTGAGTTAAAACTTCAAATTTTAGAAGCTGATGCTATTGATGGAACAGAGGGCGAAAACGGATTAACTCTTGATGTAAATGGTAAGGTTACCCACTATAATTTTTTAGATAAAAATCAAAATAAAATCAAAATAAAATCAGAATTAGTTATTAATTTTTGTAAACTAGAAAGACCCACACAATACAGAGGAGTTTCTGAATACAAAAGGGCTATTTTAGATATTAAAAACTTTTCTGCTTATCAAAGTTCAACTGTTCTGAATGCTAGAGCAAATGCAGAAATTGCATACACGATAGAGACAGAGCGAAGTAATGAAATGTTTGGAGCAACTCCACAAGATGGCTCCGATGAAGAATTGCACGATATAAACGGCTTGATGGTTTATTATCTTAAAGCAGGTGAAAAAATCAATAAACACTCTAATTCTTTTGGTGCAGGGTATGATGATTTTATAACTTCAACGGTTAGAATGATTGCAAGTGCTAGATGTATATCGTATGAATTGGCTTTTAAGGATTATTCCAAAGTAAATTTTGCAAGTTCTCGGGCAAGTATTATACAAGATAACAAGAAATTTGATGATGAGCAGATACACATTGCTACATATTTATTAGATGATATTTATAGAGCTTGGTTAGAAGTAGAAGTATTGAAAACAGGAATTATAGCACCAGTAAAATTTGAAGCTGAAAAAAGCACCTATTTAAAATGTAATTGGGCTTTCCCTCGCCGTGTTTGGGTAGATCCAAAAAAAGAACTTGATGCGATAGAAAAAGAGATTAAACTAAATCTTACAACGGAAACTGACATCTGCTCGCAGATGGGTTTAGAGTACGAAGATATTTTAAAGACTAAGCAAAAAGAAAATGAGTTAAAAAAATCTTATGGAATTTTGAGCGATTTTGATGAGGAGATACTTATCAAAAAAGCAAGTCAATACAATAAACAAGAATCATCAAACGATGATATAGAGGAGGTAGAAGATGCCAAAACAACAGATTAGAAAAGCTGAATGCTTACAGGGTGTTACTCATACTAGAAAGCTTAGTATAGCACCGACAAAACGAGAGAATCTAGCAGAAAACACTTTGGAATTTTGTTTAGTTTCAAGCGATAATGCTGGAACTCGTTTCGATTGGGATTCATATGAATACTATACAGAGCAACTAGATGTGAATGGTGCAAATGTCGAAAGGTTAAACACTTTCTTTAAAGACCATTACAGAAGTGTAGATAGTGCTATTGGTAAAGTTTCAAATGTTCGTGTAAATGGTGGTTTACTTGTTGGTGATGTGACTTTTGGAACCGATGAAGATTCGCAAAAGATATATAGAAAATATCTTGATGGGATTCTTACCGATGTTTCAATCGGTTATGAAATTAGAAACTATAGTGTAGAAAGTGCAGAGAATGAACGGGATATTGTAACCGTTACTGAATATGAAATTTTTGAACTTTCAGCGGTTGGGATTGGATTTGATGCTGGAGCAAAAAAAAGAAATGATAACAAATTGGGGGAAAATATGCCTAAAGAACTATTAGAAAGATTAGCTAATTTAGAAAAATTAGCAACAAAAACCGATGAAGAGAGTGCTGAACTTAGAAGTTTGTTATCTCAAAAATCAGATATAGAAAAAAATGAGATGATAAGATTAAAATCTGAAAATGTAGAGTTAGCTAGAAAAGCTGATATTGAAGCTACAATCGCAACATATAAGCCGTCAGAATCTGTTGCAAATCAATTTAGAATGAGTGGAACAGTAAACGAGCTTACTCGTGCTATTTTAGATGAGAGACAAAGTAACCAACCAAATATTGAGACAAAACCAAATAATGAATCAACTCGAAATGATATGATTTCTGCTATGATTGATGGTCTAGCACTTAGAGTTGGTGCAATCATTGACAATCCACACAAAGATGCTGCACAATATAGAAATGCACCTTTAACAGCAATCGGTAATGCTCTATTATCTGAAAACAATCGTTCATTTAATCCCTCTGAAATTGCAGAGAGAAGCCTTGTAAGTGGTGATTTCCCTTTACTTTTACAATCTGTTGGTGCAAGAGTATTATCGGCAGAATTTGAAGCTCAATCGAGAACTTATGCAAGTTGGATTAATCAGGTTGAAGTACCAGACTTTAGAGTTAATACAGACCTTACAGCAAGTGTTGGTGGTGGTCGTCTTTCTAAAATCGGCGAAAATGGTGATTTAAAAGAGTTGAAAGGTAGTGAAAAAGCTGAACAATGGAAAATCGAACCATTCGGAAATAAATTTGTACTTACTAGAGAAATGATTATTAACGATGATTTAGGTAACTTCACAAACTTGATTTCTGTTTTTGGTACTATGGCACAAACTACTGCTAATGGTTTGGTATATGATTTACTTCAAGGTAAAGGTGCTTATGCCAACTATAAAATGGCTGATGGTTCAGGGGTTTTCGTAGCTTCAAGAAATAACAGTGCAACTGATGATCTATCACCTGATGCTATCTCTGCTGGTCGTCTTGCAATGAGTAAACAAGTTGGGCTTGATGGCAAAACACCTTTAAATATCACACCAAAATATCTTATCGTTTCACCTGCTCTTGAGGTTCAAGCAAGAGAGATTCTAGGTGCAACAAATAAAATAGGGGCAACAAATACAGGTGAGATAAATGTTCATCAAGGGGCTTATGAGCTGATTGTAGATGCAGAAATTAAGAGTGATTCGGCTTGGTTCTTAGCAAGTGATAGAAGAACTATTAAGATGGGCTTCTTAGCTGGAACAGGTCGCAAACCAACGGTAAAATTAAATGAAACTTCAATCTCTAAAACAGTTTTTGAGGGTATTTTTGATTTAGGTGTAGTTGTGGAAGATTTTAAGGGTCTCTACAGAGGGAATGTATAAGCTTAATTGCTTATACATTCTAAAAAACTAAAATAAAAAGGTTTAAAAATGGGAATTGCAAGAAAATTATATACAGGAGATGTTGTAACTATGGTTGCAACTGCTACAATAGAAGTTAAAGATGTAGTTATTTTTGGTGATAGTATAGGTGTTGCACTTATGGCTGGTGAAGCTGGTGACACTATTTCGGTCGATACGGTTGGAGTTTACGAATTACCAGCATTTACGGACGATGAAATTAATGTTGGAACAGTTTTATATTGGGATGAATCAGAAACTTATGTAACTATCGATTCGGATTCTGGTGCTAATGTTCGTGCTGGTGTGTCGTGGAACACTAAAGGTTCTGGTGTTGCTGGTGTTGCAGAAGTGAAAATAGGGTAGTTATGAGTTTAAAAAATCAAATTAAAACAGACACGGAATTTTTCTTAAATATTGCAGAGTTCGCAGATACTGCTTTCTACAATGGTAAAGAAATATCTGTTTTGTTTGATACTGTCGCAGAAGAAAATTTTTTAATAGAGATTATTACTTGTAACAAAGAGGATTTAGACCCTCTTACTACTTCAACAAAATTTATACTTAACGGCAAGACTTACACGGCTTCAAGCTGGGTAGATAGAGCAGGAATGATGGAGATAGTTGTCAATGTTCAAAACTGAAAATGAAGTGATAGAGATTTTAAAGCCCGTGGTGGCATTATTGCACCCTAACACACAGATACGAGTAGGGAAAGCCGTTCAGGAGCAAATATCGCTAATTAGAAAAGTTACTTTCTTTGTAGTTATTCCAATTTCAGTGAATCGGGATGACATTATCAAAATTTTTAATGAATTATCGATTAAATATAACCGAGAGATATTTTTTTCTGGTTCTGAGGCTGGATTTTTACACAGTGACTTAGAAAATGACTGGTTTTTTATAACAGCAGAAATTACACAAAATTTATAAGAGTTGTAGCACACTTAAATAAAATAAATTTTAAGGTAAAATTATGGCAAATAAAGAATTTCTACAGATAACTGGTGGTGAGGTTTTTATAGAAACTTACAATGCAGATGGTACACTAGCACCTATGATTTCATTTGGTAAAACGGATGAAATGGCTTTAAGTTCTGAAGTTGAAAAGATTGAACATTACGACACGGAATCATGCGAAACTGTCTTGGATGGAGAAGCTGTTGTATCTCGTACAGCAAATATATCTTTTACAACGGGAGAAGTTTCTCCAGATATGCTTGGTCGTGCTTACCTAGGAGAAGCAGTTACTACAACACAAACAGCAGTTGCAGATGATGACCAAACAGCAACAGGTGTTATAGCTGGTGGTAGATATAACCTTGGTGGTTATAGAAATGTTACAAGTGTAGTAGTTAAAAATGATGATGATTCTATTACTTATGAAGAGGGTATAGATTACAAATTTGCTTCAAAAGCTGGTTATATTGTTATTGTATCGGGTGCAGGAATCGCTGATGGAGATGATTTAAATCTTACAGTTACAGCACCAGATGGCGAAGTTGCTACTATTGATGCAATGAAAAAAGATAGTTTAACAGCTAGAATCACTTTTAGTGGTTGTGCCTCTGTTGGTGAATCTAACGAGTATGTTTTTGAAAAAGTAAAACTACAAAGTGACGGTGATATTCAGTTAAAAGGTAAAGAATACACTACTATTTCTTTTAGTGGTTCTGTTCTTAAAACTAATGGTAAATATTTTACTGTTACAACTTACTAAGGTTGTTATAGCACCCTAAATTGGGTGTTATATAGAATTTTAAAAGGGTTTAAAAATGATAGAATTTCCAACATATGAAGAGCAAGGCAAAGTTAAAGATTTAGAGTTTACTATTACAGATTTGAGTGTAAAGTTTTTTGATAAAGTAGATAAAGATAATTCACATTACAATGATTTTGAGATTTTAAAAGATGGTTCAAATCTTACAGATGAACAGATTTTAAGTTTGGGTGCTAGAACTAAAATCGAAATAGTTAATGCTATTTTAGACCTTACAAATCCAGACCGAAACAAAACAGATAATGAAGAGGTGGACGGAAAAAAGTAGCAGAGTTAGTCGCTTTTTTAATCACAAAAGGACACCAAAATAGTTACTTATACAGACTTAGATTCTTTCAAACTTGTTTAGAGGTAGCATACAAAGAAGATGAAAAATTAACAGCTAGAATCGGAATATCAAAGCATTATAAATTTGATACTCTCAAAGAGATTCTATATCCACCAATCAAAAAACAACAATCACACGAAAATAATATCGAAGCATTAGAAAATATTTTTAAATAAAAAGGCGAAAATGTTATGACAGATAACGAATTAAAAATCAGGATAACAGCAGAATCGAGTAAGGCAGTAAAAGAGATACAAGCACTCTCCAAAGAGGTTGTTGAACTCTCAAAAAGTTTTAAAAGTTCTGCAACAGATGTATCAAAATTATCAAAATCTTTTAGTTCTCTCGGTGGTACACTTACAGCAGAATCGAGTAAGGCAGTAAAAGAGGTACAAGCACTCTCCAAAGAGGTTGTTAAACTCTCAAAAAGTTCTAAAAGTTCTGCAACAGATGTATCAAAATTATCAAAATCTTTTAGTTCTCTCGGTGGTACACTTACGGCAGTAGC